TGCGTGCGACCCTTTCGGGAGATAACCCTGCACGCGAACGGGGACGTGGCGTTGTGTTGCCAAGATTGGGGCGCTGAGAAGCTGTACGCCAACGTCCACGACACCAGCTTGTATTCGATCTGGTACGGCGAGAATCACCGCGATACCTTGCGCCGACTGTACGCCAAGGACAGGGGATTTGCGCCGTGCTCGCATTGTGACTATTTTGGCGGCTGGCGGCACGGGCACCTGGAAGATCCAGATGCCGCCCTAAGCTGCTTTCAACAAGGCAATCCGGGATGAAGTGCGACGAGTGCGGCGGCGCGTGCTGCGAAAGTTTCGAGGTGCCGTTGACCGATATTCAACCGCCCGGGCAAGACGAGCTGCGGTGGGTACTGCTCCACGGCCGAAACATGAAACGAGCGGGCGAGCACGGCAACTATTTGTCGGTGGTATTCGACTGCAGGTGCACGGCGCTACAACCCGACGGCAAGTGCGGAGTCTACGAGGAGCGGCCCGAACTTTGCCGGGCGATGCCAGCGGGCGGCGAGGAGTGCCTGGAGCACGTAAAGGCGAGACGAACGCCGGACGAATATGCCCGGATTCGAGACGATGACGACCCCGAGAGGATTCACTGATGGACGATCGAATAGTCAGATTCAAAGATGAAGTAGCCAGTTTCAAACATGACAACTATTGGCACACGGTAGTGGCTACGATTTTAGAGGCACCCGCCGAATATCCGCACGAACAGACGTGCGGCGACTGCGGCGAGGCTCTCGTAACAGACCAAAAAGCTGAAGTGTTGATAATAGAAGCGACGCCCGTGGAGGTACAAATGACTTTGCGTTGTAAAAATGGCGGCTGCGGCCAGGCGGGCGACGGCGTGCGCTACTACCAGTGCTTGATCGCCGAGCCGGAGATTGAAAGGATGTTCCCAGGCTTGACCGGCGACCCCCTCGCTCCAGTTCACTGAAGGAGATAGCGACGATGGCAAACAAACACGCGACCGGACGACCGACGAAGCTCACGCCCGAGGTGCAAGACAAGATCAGCGAAGCTCTGCGCCTGGGCTCGTATGCCGAGATCGCAGCGAGATACGCGGGCATTCATCCGGCTACATTCTACGACTGGATGAAGCGAGGAGCGGACGACCTCGCGACGGGTCGCGGCACGATTTACTCCGAGTTTCACGAGACCGTAAAAGAGGCAGAGGCATTATGTGAGGTGAGGGCGTGCGGGATTATCTCCAAGGCGATGGGAGATAGCTGGCAGGCGGCGATGACGTACCTGGAGAGAAAGCACCCCGGCCGGTGGTCTCGAAACGAACGCCGCGAGCTATCCGGCACGCTTCAGGTCGTCCCGATTAACCTGGCCGCGTTGACCAGCGAGGAACTAGAGCAAGCCGCCCGCCTCACCGCCAAGGCGCAGGGGATCGAGCCGCCCGAGGAGATAGCCGCAGGAGAGCCGGAGGCGGCTGCTACGACGCCGGAGGGGTAGCGCCTAGTCCGTAGGGCCTTCGGGGCCTCTCGGGCCCCTAGGCGGCGATTTTTAGAAAGGGCCGAAAAGTTGAACGCGAACCTATTGGAAACGGCATACGCCGATATTCGAGCGGAGCAGGAGCGACGACTGAAGCACGCGCCGTTGCTCGGTAGCCTCGCCGAATTTACGCGCCAGGCTTGGCCGGTCGTGGAGCCGCACTCGACCTACAGATCCAACTGGCACATCGAAGCTCTCGCGGGGGCCCTCGAAAGGGTAACGGCCGGTGAGACGAAACGGCTGATTGTTAACGTGTCGCCTGGGTCGATGAAGTCGTTGCTGGTCTCGGTGTTCTGGCCGTGTTGGGAGTGGGCGAGCCGTCCCCACCTCCGGTACCTTTGCGCGAGCCACGGCGTGGACCTCGCCATTCGAGATAACCTGCGCGTGCGGGACATCGTGACCTCGGATTGGTGGCGTGAACGCTTCCCGTTACGGCTCGCCGATTACCAGCGAGAAAAGACCAGGTTCAGCACGACCGACGGAGGCCAACGCATCGGCACCGGGGTGGGGGGCGTCGGGACCGGGGAGCACCCTGACCGCATCATTATCGATGACCCACACAAGGAGAGCGAGGCACGCTCAGACATCGAGAGGGAGAGGGCCCTGCGGTGGTTCGATCGGACGATTGCAACGCGAGGTCTCGTGCGCGACGTTCGGGTGGTCATCATCATGCAGCGGCTACACGAGCGCGACCTATCCGGTCACCTCCTCGATCGCGGAGGGTGGGACCACGTTTGCTTCCCAATGAGATTCGAGCCCGACCGCGCCGACCCTCTCGACCCTCGCACCGAACCGGGCGAGCTATTCTGGCCCGAGCTGTTCCCGGCTTCGGTTGTCGATCGTCTTGAGTGTGATTTGGGCCCCTACGGCACTGCCGGGCAGCTTCAGCAGAGACCCTCGCCAGAGGGGGCCGGACTATTCCAGCGCGACTGGTTCGAGCTGGTGGACGCGCTACCCGCTAACGCGCAAAGGTGCCGTGGATGGGACGTGGCGGCTACGCCAGGCGGAGGCGACTGGACGGTGGGGGTGAAGATCGCCCAAAGCAACGGGCACTATTTCATCGAGGACGTCCGGAGGGGACAACTCAGCGCCGCCGCCGTCGATAGCTTAATCAACCAGACCGCCGCGTTGGACGGTAGGGGCTGCAAGCAGCGCGAAGAACAAGAGCCGGGTAGCTCAGGCAAGGCGGTTATCTCAGCCCGCTCTCGGGCTCTCGCCGGGTACGACTATTCAGGCATCTCGACCACCGGCGCAAAGGTGGTCCGGGCTGGACCGTTCAGGGCCCAGGCGCAGGCTGGTAATGTAAAAGTCTTGCGCGCTCCCTGGACGGCGGCGTACCTTGATGAGCTGGAGACGTTTCCGGTGGGCGTCCACGACGACCAGGTGGACGCTAGCTCGGCGGCCTTCAACGAGTTGACCTCGGGGCCGGGGCCGTTGCGAACCCGAGAGGCACGGTGGGGCTAGAGAATGATCAATACTCGGCGCACGTTCGGCTCTGGGGGGCCGTCATCAAGCTCGCCATTCGCGATGCTCGACGGCTTCGAGAGGTCGGGGGCCGGACGGAGTTGCTGGAATGGGAGTACAAGAAATATGGGCCGATTTTAAGCGAGACTAGCCCGCAGGAGTTTTTTGAGAGCGACTGGTTCAGGCAGATCTGCTACATGAGCGGGGCTAACCCCGACGCTATCCGGGCGGCTATATGTCGCGTTGAATTGGAGGAGATGATTGATGACTAAAATTCCCACGGTAGCGGTTCGACGAACCGAGCCGATCACCGAACCGTTCGAGGGCCACGCCCATAACGTGTCCTTCGTGAGCGTGGCAAAGATGGTGATCAATGCCCACGAGTTCGACGTTGACCGGCACCGCACTTGCCGCGTGATCAAGCAAGTTTCGTCGAACGGACACAAGGTTCATTACCGAGCCCCGAGCGGCACCCCCACGCTGCTGAAAAGCGACGGAAAAAAGGGGCACGTTACCGTCTGGAAACCCGTCGAAATTGACGTGGACGAGATGTCGGTGAAGTCCGTCAGGGAGTTTGTCGAGGTCGGCGCTGCCCCATTCGAGATTGAGCAGCTGGCGCTCGCCGAGGCTCACGGCCGGAGGCGGCCGGGCGTGTTTCGAGCCTTGGCTGGCGGGCTCGTTCAAATTTGGGAACACAGCGACAAGTGGCCGCCTCACGAGGAGGGGCGGCGACGTATCGCAAGAGCGGAGGCGCGCAAGGCGCTGAAGCGACTAGGGCTGCCGCAAGCCGATCTGGCGACGCTTCTGGCCGAGACCCTCCGACCAAGGGAGAATTAAATGCCGATCAATACGCCACCGAAAAGCTACGATGACGCGGCCGTTAAATGGAAGCGTTGCCGCGACTGCTTCGAGGGATCGGACGCGGTGAAGGCTGCGGGGCCCGAGTATCTCCCGCCCCTCGGCAGCCACGACAATACGCCGAAGGGCCGCGCCCAATACGCAGCGTACAAAGCCCGTGCCCTGTTTTACAACGCAACAGCCCGAACGGTCCAGGGCCTCGCCGGTTTGATCTTCCAGAAGGTGCCGACGTTCGAGCTGACGCCCGCGATCGAGGGCCACGAGCAGGACATCACCATGGCCGAGGAGAGTGCCGAGTTGTTCGCACTCCACGCCACCGAGGAGGTATTGACCACTGGCAGGTACGGGGTACTGGTCGAGATGAGTGCGGCGGGTGAATCTCCCTCTCGGCCGTACTGGGTTGGGTATTCCGCAGAGGACATTTGCTCGTATCGCACCGAGCGCCGAGGTGGGGAGCAGGTGCTGGCGCGGGTCGTTCTGAAAGAGAGCTATTGGGAGCCCGACCCGGATGACGAGTTCAAAGAGGACGAGGTGACGCAGTTCCGGGTGCTCTCCCTGGGGGACGAGGACAGCGGTTACTCGCTCAATGATTCCATCTTCGCCTCGGGCGATGGCAACAAGCGTTACTACCGGCAAACGATCTACCGCGAGGAGGAGAAATCAGGCGAGTGGCTCCCGGTGGAGGAGTATGTACCGACGCGCCGCGCTGAGGCGCTGGACTTCATTCCCTTCATTATTATCGGCCCCACGAGCGTCACGCCGGAAATCTCGAAGCCGCCATTGCTGGATTTGGTGGACGTAAATTTGAGCCACTATCGAGGGAGTGCCGACCTGAAGCACGGGCTTCACAAAGTCGCTCTGCCGCAGCCGTGGGCGTCGGGTATCCAGGGGGCGGGGACCGACGACGGAGCCATCACCATCGGGCCGTCTGTCGTGTGGATGCTCGATAGCGGAGGCCGTGCTGGAATGGTGGAATTTACGGGGGCCGGTTTGGGTGCCATTCGTACTGACCAGCTGGACCAGCAGGCGCTCATGGCAACGCTCGGCGCGAGGCTGCTGGAGGAGGGCGGCGGGCCCCCTGAAACGGCTACAGCAGTGCGCATGAAGCACGCCGGTGAGAACGCGACAATCAGGACAATTGCCGCCTCGATGGAGACCGGGTTGACCCAGGTATTTCAGTGGCATGCGTGGTGGGCCGGTACCGAGGAGGACCCAAAATCGGTGGAGGCCGGCATTGAATTAAACAAAGATTTCTTCAGTCAACGGGCGACCCCGGACGATGTAAAGGCAGCCATGCTGCTCTGGCAATCGGGCGGCATATCGTTTGAGACTTTTTACCACAACCTGGAACAAGGCGAGTGGACGCGACCGGGGGTGGACGCCGAGGAGGAGCACCAAGAACTAGTCGCCGAGGGCGTAGCCGATCCCGGGCCCGTCGATATTGAGGAGGAGGTCGTTGAGGTCGAGGCGGAGTGATCGGCACCAAGCAACGAATCCGCTACATGCGCCAGAGGGCCCAACCGATCGAGCGGAGCACCGACCCTTACGTGGTCGCGGCTCGCGAGGCTCTCCGGGCCGCCGTATATCGCCCGGACGAACCTGAGCACGAGTACCACCCCGTGATCTGCGAGCTGCTCTATGAGGCGGAGAGGCGTGCGGACGACCCCCCAGGGATCTGGGCCACGTCGATGGACGTGAGGGCCGAATGGATCGCCCTGGTGTACAAGCTCCTCGAAGGGGGCGAACGGGCGAATGCCTAAAACGGCCCGCGACGTCAGGGTGGAGGCCGAGAGGGACGAAGGGCGCATCAAGCTTGAATGGCTAGAATCCGTCAGGAGAATCAAAGCCGAATTGTCGGTGGAGAAGCTCGCCGTGGCCATCTCGCTCGGAGGGTTACGGAACGCCGAAAAGCTCATGCCAAAGAAGTTGATCCTGGAGGAGATGGAGCCGGTGCGCGAAGCCGTCGTCAAGGCGTCCGTTGTCGGGATCGAGATTGCTGACCGCGAGATCGAAGCGTTGAACCGTGGCCGAGAAAAGTAAGCAAAAAAAGCCGCCCCCGAGCGCGGCGCTGCGGGCCATAAAGGCCGCCAAAACCGAGGTGGCGAAGTTCGCCGAGAAGACCGTCAACGAGATCGCCGGCAACACTTATGAGGCATACCGCTCGGTGGTTGAATCCGCAATCTCGGAGACGCTCGCGACGTCGGATAACATCGCCACGATCGTCGCCGAGGAGGCCGCTTGGATGGAGCTATCGCCGCAGGAGCGTGAGGCACGAATAGCTAAGAAGGCCGCCCAGATTCTGCAGCGACCGCCCGCGCAACTCCCCGCCTCGGTCCAGCCGACGACGACGGCTGAAGCCCGTCGCCAAGCCACCCGTATCTTGAAACGCGAGGCGGCGCGACAGCTCCAGATGTCGCCGAAGCAGCACGCCGAGCTAGCCAAGGAGCTTCTCGGCCTATATCGCGGCCAAGCTCACTCGGCACTCGAATACCGGGCGCAGCTTATTCGCTCGGGGATGTCTCCCAAAAACGTTGACCGGGCGTTCAAAAAACTCGTAGCCGAGAAGCTCGAAGCCCGAGCCCAGACAATCGGCGAATACGAGAGCCGCAAGGCGCGCTTCGAGCTTCAGCGAGGCCGCTGGAGGGAGCAGATGAAAAGCGGCAACCTGAGCCCGACCGCGACGAAGTACGTACACGTTTCGGGAGAGGCGTGCCCGATTTGCCAGAGGATAAAAGCACGGCAGGGACCGAAGCCGGGCAATTCCAAACCCATCCCGATTTTCACCAAGGCCGGAGAACTTCGGCAATACCAGATCGGGGTCAAGACATTGAAGGGCAAGGTCTGGGGGCGGCGATGGGTACCGGGGCCCCCGTTCCATCCCCACTGCCGCTGCTATGAGGTGCTGAGCGGATAGCGCCGAGGGTTGGCAGGCGGTACAACGTCGGCTAGGATGTTACGCGAATGATTAAGACACAAGTGTCCAGCTTGGACGAAGTGCCCGAGGATCTGCGCCACCAGTACGTCGAGCGCAACGGGGGCTTCGCTCTCCAGATCGAAGGGCCCGCCCCCGAGGGCTATGCCTCGGCCGAGGAGTACGCCGAAGTCAAGCGCAAGCAGCAAGAATATCGAGACCGCAACCATGCTCTGCTTTCCGACGCGGCAGGCATCGCCGGGGTCGAACGGGCCGAGGATATGAAGCCGGTGAAGGATCTCGTTGACCGGTACCGCTCGCTGGACCTCGATGAATACGAAAGGCTGAAATCCAATGCCGAGAAACTCGCGACAAAGGGCGTGAAGCAGCCCGAGGATATCCGGTCAATAGTCTTGGAGGCGGTCGAGCCGCTGAAGGTCGAACTGGAAGCCGAACGCGCCGCCCGACAAGCCGCCCAACGCAAGAGCGACCAGGCGCAGCTTCGAGGCGAGATCAGCACCGCGTTTCTCGACGTCGGCGGCCAGCCCAAGGCGCTGGAATTCATTACGACGCAGGCCGCCGGGGTTTTTGAAGTAGTGGAAGGCAAGCTTCAAGCTCGCCCGGGTCAATACAGCAAGCGCGATGCCGGAGAGCCCATCAAGGTCGCTGAGTGGATGGACGAGCAGACACGTGCCGTCAACTTCGCCTTCGGCCAATCGGGGGGCGGAGGAGCTACCCCGAGCGTGGGCACGTCTCCCGCGACGAACGCCGCCGTGCTGAGCGACCCGTCGCCCGAGGAACTTGGAAAACATTCCAAAGCAATTTCTGAAGGAAGGATGAAAATAGTCAACTCATAGGGGAGATTGTTTGCGGTTGTCCGATCGCGTGGCCCGGAGGGTCTCGCCGGTCGCACCCGGAGGGGTCGTCAGCCGTTCCCAATCTCAGCGCCGCCCGGAGGGCGGACGTGAAGCACCGGAGGTGCCGCCTGATTTGAATAACGCCCCGAGAGCGGGGCAGAATCAGGGAGCGCACCGTGGCCGGTTCACTCGTAACAACCAACGTCGTTCAAACCCTAGTGGCAATGGGTTTGTCTACCCTCCGAGAGCGATGCCTGATGCCGGGTATCGTGAACCGCGAGTATGAGTCAGATATTGTCGGCATCAAGCAAGGCGCTACGGTCAACGTGGCCGTTCCCGCTAGCGTCACCACAGTTGCGATCACTCCAGACGTCGTGCCGCCTGCCGTAACGGCCGTCACGCCAACGTCGGTCGCCGTTACCCTCGACCAGTGGAATGCTGCCCCCTTTGCGATGTCTGATAAGGCCATCGTGCAGGTACAAGACGGCATCATCCCGATGCAGGCAGCCGAGGCCGTCAAGAGCCTCGCCAATACCATTGACAATTTTCTATGGGGGTTTTACAACCGGTTTTACAGTTACACTGGAACAGCTGGCACAACCCCTTTCAGCTCTGACTTCAGTGACTATCTGACGGCACGAAAGCTAGCCAACACCGAGCTAATGCCGCCGACCGATAGGCGCATGCTTATCGACGAGGCAGCAGAGGCAAACGTGCTTGGCTTGCGCGGCGCTCAGGACGCCTCATTCAGGGGCAGCACTGGGGGCATCATACGTGGCGAGATGGGCGAGTTGCTCGGGGCCGATTGGGCCATGACTCAGAACGTACCCACCCACACCGTAACCGGGGCCGGGACCGTCGTGGTGAATGACGCCGGGGTAGAAGTTGGCGACACTACGCTGACTTGGGATGGTGGCGGCACGGCACCCGCAATCGGCGACGTATTCACCGTGGCTGGCGACACGCAGACCTACGTGGTTGAAAGCTCAACCGCGACAGTCATCACCATGCACCCGGCGGCCAAGGTCGCCTGGGCCGACGACGCGGCCGTGACGTTCAAGGGCACGGGCCCTCAGAACTTGCTACTCCATCGCGACGCTATCGCCTTTGCGATGGCACCGTTGCAGGAAACTGCGATGACCGCCGAACAACGCGAGAACGAGGCCACCGCTATTGATGCGGAGTCCGGGCTGGTGTTGCGCCTGACCAAGAGGGACGGTTACTACCAGACCACCTGGTCGTTTGATGCGCTATACGGGGCGAATGTAGTGCGCCGAGAATTGGGCGTGCGCATAGCCGGCTGATCCCACCTGGATCGGCGGGGGCTTTTCCGCTCACCCGTGCCCTCGCCGGTTCTACTAACACGAGGAGGGACTGACGATGGCTGAAGCCACTCAATCCTGGAAATTAGCAAACAACACCAAGACCATCGGAGGCGAGGTCGCACTTGATGGCTCAAATCCCACGGCAGTTTCCACTGGGCTCTCGACGATTGTCAGCGTGGATCTGCAGCTTGAGGGTTCGTCCGCTCCCGGCGTTGGGACGTCAAACGTGACCTACACAAAGAGCGGCGGCACGGTGTCGATTTACGCCTGGAAGGTCACGGCATCTGGAAACGCCACCCTGGTCGCATCGACCGGCACCGAGACCGTAAGTTACACGGTGATTGGTTACTAGCATGGGAACGATTCCCACCGTGTCGGTTAGCTTCAGGAAGGGCGACCGGGGGCGCGTCGTGATCAATGCCTCGGAGTTTGACGAGAGCGTTCACAAGCTCGAAGCCGAACCGCCGAAGCCCACCCCGATCGCCGCGCCGGTAGTCGAGGCGGAGAACTCCGGCGCTGTCGATATTACCGAAATGACCGTGCCGCAGGCGGCGCGGATTATCGCGGAGACAAATGACGATCACGTGCTGGAAGCGTTCGCTGTCGCGGAGGGATCTGGACGTGCTCGCAAGGGCATCCTCTCCGCGATCGAAAAGCGCAGAGAGGCGATCTAACAGCCGCCGATTTTAGGGGATACTAGGACGAGGCCCAGAGGGTTCGGGGCGCGCTAGGGGCGCAGGAGAGCCCCCTGGGGCCCCATAAAGGAGGGGTGAATGGCGTCAATAGGCGAGATCAAAACAACCCAACAAATTATTACGACCGCGACCGACACCGCCATCATCGACATCTCGGGCATCGCCGGGACCGATTCGGGCAGCTTCGTAGAAATTCTGGAGCTGTACGTTTCGGTATTCGTCGCGGCCGCCTCGACCACGCTGCGATTTGAGGCGGGAGCAGGCGGCACCGTCATCGGCGCGTTCGGCACGTCGGCGGGCACCGCGATCGGAGACCAGATGGTCAAGTCGTTCGGCCTGGGCTGGAGACTTCCCGCCAACACTGATTTGAGCGCCGAGACCGTCGGCTCATCGTGCACCTGGTATGTAGCAGTCAAGTACCGAGTGGTCATCTAGGTCGATGGGTACCAGCGCCATCGTTGCCACCGTTGGAGGGGCGAGCAGTAATTCATATTGCACGCTCGCCGAGGCCGACCAATATCAGGATGATCGGACACCGAGTGGCACAACCTGGTCGGCTGAAACTGACGCGAATAAAAACCGTGCGTTGCTGTTTGCCGCGACCCTTCTGGAGTCTTGCGTTATCTGGACCGGGATCGTCAAAACCGACACGCAGTCACTCCAGTGGCCTCGCGCCGGAATGGTGGCGAAAAACAACGTGTACCCACTCGACGACGACGTGGTGCCGGAGGAGCTAAAACACGCCCAGGCAGAATTCGCGAGACAAATTTTGGCTGACGTGGACAGGACGAACGACAACCCCGTTGAGACCCAAGGCATCACCTCACTTTCGGCGGGGTCGGTCTCGCTGACTTTCTCCGAAAACCAGGCCATCAAAATGGTCCCTGACTTGTGCTATTTTCTCCTGCCGCAATGGTGGGTGGAGCGCATCCGGGGCCGCGCCTCGGCCACTCGCGTTCTCGTGCGGGGGTACTGATGGGATTACAAACGACCCTGGCCGCCGGTATCGCCACAGCAAAGACGGTCGCCGCCTCGCTACTGGACGACATCACGATTGAGCCATTCACCGGAAACGACAGAACCGGGGCCCCGAGTTACGCCGCCGCCGTAACCTATCCCGCGTTGGTCGAGCCGAAGCAAAGAATCAGAAAAAACAGCCTTGGGGAGGACATCGTGTCGCAAGCCCGGGTGACGATCCTGGAGCCGATCGCGGCGAACGGTACGAGTGGCCGCCACGAGCCCGTGGACACGCGAGACAAATTGACGCTTCCCGATGGAACTGTAGGGCCCATCCTCGATATCGTCGGCACCGTAAATCCAGACACCGGCTACCCGTACATGTTTGAAATATATCTGGGAGCGGGTTAATGGCTACTTCGTCGATCACGCTCGATACGAAGCAGGTGAAAATGACCCTGAGCCGGATCATCAAGGCGCTACCTGAATTGGAGGCCGAGGCGGTCTGGAAAGAGTCCGAAGTGATCTGGAAAGCTAGCCAGCGCCGGGTGCCTGAAAAGCTGGGCGCGTTGAGGCGTTCGGGGAAGCGTACCGTCTACCGAAAAGGGGACGCCGTGAACGTCCTGATGGAATACGGTCGGGCGGGCTCATCTGCGCCGTACGCATACGCCATTCACGAGCACCCGATCAACACGGAGGCGTCACCCTATACCTGGTTCAAGGGTCGCAAGAAAGGCGAGCGCGTTGGCGGGGTTCCTATCGACCCGTTGACATACACGAAAGGCGGCATCGGCAACCAGTATTTG